GACGACTACGCAACTGTGATTGAACTCAGCAACGAAGCATCTTGCTCCGCAGTTGAAATCATGCAGCAAGCGTCAGAAGCATCAGGATTGAGGACGCTGTGAACCGCAACGACATCTTCACCGCAGATCAGATTCATGTCGGGTTCGGCAAGTTCGACGACCTCGGTGTGTTCAATCCTGAGATGTACGAACGCAATCTGGAACGAGCGAACAACAAGAAACTGCAACCTTGCAACCATTGTGGTCGCGGTCTGAATCCTGACACCGCTTTCATCGCCATCTACAACTTCAGTTCAGGTCAAGGTGCGTTCATCGCACAGGACGCAACGGTTGAACAGTTGATGTCATTCAAGGTCGATACAACATCTGGCTACTCAGCAAATCATTTGGCATGGGATTGGGTGTTCCTCGGTAGCGAGTGCGCGAAGCAACTGCCTGAGAACTTCCGGTTGCGTCTTGCCGATTTCGATGACAGCAAGTGGTTTGACACGCCAGTTCATCATGAGACGAATTGGGGGACTTGGTGATGGCTCGTCCTCGTTCAGTTCCTTGCGGTACTCGTTCGGCGTACAAGCGTCATCTGCGAAACAAGGAAACACCGTGTCCGTCTTGTCGTGCTGCCAATGCGCGTTGGCAGAAACAGCGTCGGTCTGTGGTTGAATAGTTCGTGAGGTGACAGATGGGTGGCAAAGGTTCTGGCGTTCGTAAGCCAGTTGAACAGAAGAAGCGTCTTGGCAATCCGGGGCATCAGGCGTTGCCGAAGCAGATGGCTGATGTGGTGGCGTTGCCGGTTCAGAATGTGCCGGAACCGCACAGACCGTTGGGGCGTGTGGGTCGTGATTTGTGGGATCGACTTTGGTTGGCTGGTGCTGCTTGGTTGCGTCCGACCTCGGACATTGAAGCGGTGCTTTTGGTGTGTGAGGCGAGTGATGAACGAGCAGCATTGAGGGTGCGTGTGTTGTCTGATCCTGATGCGTGGCGTGACCGTAAGGCGTTGCGCGAGTTGGAGAAACAGATACAGTCTGGTCTTGGCGAGTTGGGCATGAACCCGGTTGATCGGGGCAGGCTCGGCGTAGGAGAGGTTAGGGAGAACGAGTTTGCCAAACTCCACCACAAGATCGCAGCGCGTCGTCAGGCCTCCGGCTCATAACTGGAAACCAGCGTTCGCTACGCCGTCGATCAGCAAGGTCACGGATGGCGACGACATCATTGAGTTCGCGGAGAACTATTGCACCGTCACTAAAGGCTTCAAAGCCGGTGGGATGTTGGAGTTCACCGATTGGCAGAAGTGGTTGCTTCGTTGCCTGTATGAACGGAACCCGAAAGATGGGAACCGACTCAGGTATCGTCGTGCGCTGATTTCGCTGCCGAGGAAGAACGGGAAATCTTTGCTTGGGTCGTCAATTGCTTTGTATTCGTTGTTCGCTGGTGAGCCGGGTGCTGAGGTGTATTCGGCTGCTGGTGACAGGCAGCAGGCACGGATTGTGTTTGGAGAAACGAAGCAGCAGATTCTAAACAACCCTTTGCTCGCTGCTGAGTGCAAGGTGTACCGGGACGCAATTGAGGTTCCGTTGTTCGGTTCGGTGTACCGGGTGCTGTCGTCGGATGGAAAACTGGCTCAGGGTTTGAACCCGTCCACCGTCATCTTTGACGAAATCCATGTGCAACCAAACTCAGAACTGTATGACGCTTTGTCGCTCGGTTCAGGCAACCGACTGGAACCACTCATCATCGGCATCACCACACCGGGGTTTGATTTGGATTCGTTGTGCGGTCAGATGTACCAGTACGGGAAACAGGTCGCAGCCGGTGAGGTTGATGATCCCACCTTTGGGTTCTGGTGTTGGGAAGCGGATGCTGACTGTTCAATCTTTGATGAGGCTCAATGGCAGAAAGCGAACCCGAACCTTGCCGAAGGGTTGCTTGATCCACGCGACATGGAGTCGGCTGCGAAGCAAACCAGCGAGGCTGCGTTCCGCAGGTTCCGGTTGGGGCAGTGGGTCAGAGCGCAGGAGTCGTGGCTGCCAGTTGGGGCGTGGGAACAATGCACGGGAACTGAACGCCTGATCCCCGGCGAACCAACGTGGGTTGGGGTGGACATGGCGTTGAAGCATGACTCCATCGGTATCGTCGCGGTACAGAAACAAGGTGATCTGCTGGTGACAGGGGCGCACATCATTCACCCAGATTCACAGAACGTGGATGTGGCTGCGGTGGAATCGTACCTGCGTGAGTTGCACATGACTTACCAGTTGAAGGAGGTGGCGTTTGACCCAGCGTACTTTCAGAGGTCTGCGGAGATTCTTCACGATGATGGTTTGCCAATGGTTGAGTTCCCACAGTCAGCGAACCGGATGGTGCCAGCCTGCGGTCAGGCGTATGAACTCATCGTGTCGCGTCGGGTCAGGCATGATGGCTCACCGACGTTCACAGATCAGGTGTTGTCAGCAGCGCAACGCATGACTGATAACGGGTGGCGACTGTCAAAGGGTAAGAGCCGACGCAAGATTGACGCTTGTATTGCTTTGGTGATGGCGTTGGATCGTGCGACCCAGCGAACACCTGAAGCACAGGTTCCGATGTTCTTCAATGTGTGAGGGAGGTGAGTATGAGAAAGATTCCTGTGACTGACGCATTGGAAGTCGCTGGGTTGTTGTCGATCACAATCGGCTGCTTCCTTGTCGCCCCTGCTGTGGGGTTCATTGTTGCTGGCATCTCTTTGGTAGTTTGGGGGGTTGCAACCGGGCGCAAGAGGTAGTAGATGCTGGATCGCTTATTCACAACTGACGAACAAAGAGCGATTTCTTTCCAAACCATTTGGGGTGCTGGCGACTCGTATGCGTTCACGACACCTGCTGGAACGATTGTCACTGAGGACAATTCGCTAAAGATTGGCACGGTGTATGCGTGTGTTCGTTTGATTGCTGATTCAATTTCCACCCTGCCGGTGGACACTTATCGTCGGTTGAATGGCACACGGGTTCCGTTCAGACCGCGACCAATCTGGTTGGATTATCCCGAGTCAGGGATGAATCGCACCGACCACTTCCAACAGGTCTTGGTGTCTTTGCTGCTGAACGGCAACGCATTCATTCGCATCATTCGTGACGACAACGGCATTGTCGGGTTGGCTGTCCTGAACCCAACCCGTGTGGAAATCCACCGGAACGAGTTGAGCCGAGAAATCGTCTACACCCTTCGTGACGCACAAGGGCCGGCGATACGCGCTGAGGACATGATTCACATCACTGAGATGCGCCTCCCCGGTGACTTGCGTGGGCAGTCTCGAATTGAACTGTTGAAGGAGAACCTCGGGTTGGCGAAAGCGTTGGAAGATTTCGCGTCACGGTTCTTCGGTCAGGGTTCCACCACCTCGGGCATCATTGAGTTCCCCGGCAACCTGACGCAAGAGCAGGCGAAGAATCTGGTGGACGGATTTGAGCAAGGTCACCGAGGACTTCGCAGGGCGCACCGCCCCGGCATTCTGTCAGCCGGAGCCAAGTTCGTGAAAACAGGTGTTGATCCGAACGAAGCACAAATGTTGGAGTCGCGCCGACTCTCCATTGAGGAGATTGCGAGAATCTTCCGTTGCCCACCATCGCTGCTGTCAGTCACCACACCCGGCTCAATGTCTTATGCGTCGGTGGAAGCGAACGCCATTCACTTCGTCACCCACACGCTGCGTCCATACATTGTGAAGATTGAGGACGCTTACAACAAGATGCTTCCTGAGGGTGTGTTCTTGAAGTTCAACGTGGACGGTTTGCTCAGGGGCGACAGCCAAACCCGTGCATCGGTGTATTCGTCAGGTTTGCAGGCTGGCTGGTTGTCAATCAACGACATTCACCGTCTGGAGGACATGACCCCTGTGGACGGTGGAGATGTCTACCGTGTGCCACTCGCCAACGTCGATCTCGCAGCATCCAACCTCACCGAGTTGGAAAAGAAAACCACAATGGCGCAACGTCTGATCCTGTCAGGTTTTGAACCAGCGTCAGTCATGTCTGCACTTGGGCTACCTGAAATTGCCCACACCGGAGTTCCATCCACGCAGTTGCAACCACTCGCAACGCTTGATCCGACAGACCCGTTGTCTGCATACGAGGTTCAGTAATGCCAATCGCAACCGGGCAAACATCCATCGGTTTGACACCCACCGCTATCGACGGAATCAGTCAAATGCCGTTCCGCATTCTGCTGCAGAACATGGATCAAACAACAGAGTGCTACATAGGTGGCCCTGATGTCACAATCGCCAACGGGTATAGGTTGGACAAAGCGACAGCCGTTGAACTCGTCGTGAATCCGTTGGATGCGCTGTATGCAACATCAGTCAAGAATGGTCACAAAATCTGCTGGTTGAGGGAGTTTCTCTGATGCCGTATTACATCACCGACAAGGCTGCTGGTTGCTCAGGTTGGGCTGCCATCAAAGAAGATGGCGAAGT